GTAAGTCGTTGGTTTCAAATCAAGTGTGGATATGGCGGTTCGTGCAAACGTAGACGACATATTGAAGATAGTTGAGGATATAGGGTTAGGCCCTTATGAGGCTGATAGTTTGAGTGAGGCAGAGCGACAGAGCATCAGGGCTCGTTTCAACAACGATACCGGTGCAATGGCTCTTGCGGAGAAAATTATCGGCGAACGTGTCACTTCTTTGACCGAAAGTGATAAGAATTTGGTGACTTCCAAACACTGGAGCGAACTTGACACCATGTATGCTGCTCAGGCAGTTATTGCGGTTGTTAGGGCCAGTGTTCGTAAGTTGGCCAAAGCCAACAAGAGGCAACGCGTTAAGGCGGCGAAGCTTGCTGGCAAGGTGGAGGTGAAGAGGGCCGATGGAAGTGCAGTTCTTCCAGTGGTTAATCAGGAGGATGGTCTTCCTGAATACAGGTGCTCCGTGTGTGGTAAACGTTATGCCAACGCGATTGCACTTGACATGCATATGAAGGAAACAACTAAGCATGTACCCAAAGTCAAGGTCAATGACAAAGCTGAAGTCACAGAAAGTTCAAAACGAGTAAGTGGCCCCGTGGAAGCTGGGAGTAAGCCTCGTGTTACTGAGCAAAGAGTGCCCAGGAAAGACACTAAGGCGACGCTTGAAGCTGCCGCTGGAAGATTGACCAGGGAGGTGCAGGGTAAAACCAAGTACCTAGATGGTTATAGTTTTCCAGTTGACGCCACTCGGAGAAGCGGCTACCGACCAGTTTCACAATGTGTGCGAGACTGGAAGGATAGAGACGAGAGCTTCAGGCGCTGTTATGGGTGCCGGGGGCTTTATGTTGAACCGTGTCCCGAGTGTGGCGTTATCATGCCCTGCGATTTTATTCGTCAGAAGCGTGAGGTACGCGGGTTGGTTTGTGGTTGTGAAGCGGAAGTTGTTGCATATTGTTACACTGAACGAAAGTTGACTATCCCACTTGATTGCAATTGGGATGATTTTCGGTGTAAGTGTGCTATAATGCAGCAGGTGCCCGTTCGCTCTTTGTTGGTAAAAGGCAAGAAACCTACAGTCGATGGCGTTGAGGTTAAACCCGTATTATACAGGTTTCCGAAGGCTGATGACTATGTTCTTGACCCTATTAGATCAGCAGAGAACAGGTGTGTAGCCCTCAAGCTACGTGCTGATTTCAATCCTTTTGATATCAAACCTGTAACCAAAGTAGCGCCTAAGAAGGTAGTTGAGTTTGTTCCAGCCCCCATTGTTCCATCCAAATGGGCTGCAGTTCCACCAGTGGTTGTTGAGCCGATCCCCGTTGGCCCAGAACCTGTGGTTGAAAAGCAGAAGGCCAAGCCGAAGCCGAAGCCTAAGCAAGATTTGCCTAAAGCAGAGCCTAAGCCTGAGCCGAAACAAGAGCCGGAACAACAACAAGAGAAATCGAAGCCTAAACCAAACGTGTTTGGGGATATTAGTGACTACTCATTTGTTCGTACTGCGGTTTGCGTTCTTTTTGATCGCTTAGCCAAACACGAGCAGAGGTTGCTTGCTGATTATCTCCGAATGAAGTATGGTGGCAAATTGGCTGACTTTACAGCTTGGGCAGCTCCGGCTACCGAGGCTGAGGCGAATGCTGCTAAGGCTGATGTTGGGGACAAGGTTCCCATCGTTATAGTCAAAAAGCAAAAACCTAAGCCGGCTAAAGATGCGGTGGCCGATGACTTTTCAGGGTGGATGCCAACATTAAGTTGTGGTATCTGTACTGTGCCAGTTCGAGGTGCGAATGAGCGTAAAGCCAAAGAGCCTAAGGTGGACATTCCTGCTATCATAAGGGCCAACATTGTTGGACCCCAGTTGGAAGCGAGTGTCAATCGGATGGCTGTTGCAGCGAACAGCGAGGTGTTGCCGGAAGGTATAGAGAGGGATAGGCCCGATATGGCAGTTAGGAACAGCAAATCAAAGGATGTGCTGCGCCCTATTGCTATGAAGACTGAACCTCAGCGCACCCAGGGACCTTTTGATCGTCTTGACCCACTTAAACCCGTGAGCAAGGATGAGAAGATCAGGTTGCAGAAGAAGGCATTGCCTTCGGATCGTAAGCTGGTCGCAGAGGAGCTCAAGGCTTATCTTGTTAACGCTGTAGCTTATACTGCCAGGGATTCACACAGTCCATTGTGGTGTAACAGGCTTGCTAATAAGTGGTGGGATAGCTTTGACTATGTTACCTTCGGGTATACCAGCGCAGAACGTGATTTGCTGACGGCCGTGGCCATTAGCGAAGCACTTCAAATGCAGGATATCGAACGCATTGTCAGGCAGTCCGCACACGGGAAATACGCAAAGGAAACTGTTGCTGCTTGGAGAGATCACAAACCGCCGACTGTTAGTTGGTGGAAGTGGTTGACTTCAAGCGAATACAGAAGTATGTTGCGTGATCCTGCGCTTTTGTTGTTTAAAACCGCTGATAAGAAACTGGATCAAGCTATGAACCGGTTTGCAGTGGAAAAAGTGACTAAGCCAGGGATTAGTTTCTCGTTGAAGGGTGGAGTGAAGTTGGAACCCGGATACACCGTAGTTCAGGGTGCTATTTTAGCCAATGAACAAAGGGTGCCAAGTTCTGAAGAAGTTGATGCTGCGTTTAAGGAAATCGCTGATGGAACGATGCAGGAGGTCACTGAGGAAATCATCAATGAAGCATTGGTGGAGCCTGTGGGTGATCTCGTCGCTGCCCAACAGTTAAACTAAACGTTGCCGTTGGTTATTGTACTGCACCTTTTAAACCTTTAGCTGCCGGATGTAAAATCTGGCACGTGCCTAATGACAGGGTTGTTACGCGGAGGATTGGGTGTAGAATGATAGCCTTAGGTCCATCTTTGGCCACGCGTGCGTTAGGGATTAGGGAGTATGGGCTGCATGCTCATACTGTCGATCAGGAGCTTCGAACGCTCCATAATCGGCATCTTTTTGAGACCCCTGAACCCGACATGTGGTGTCCAGAGTGGCACGGCTTTAAGAAGCAACTTCGCCTCTTGGCTGATGAAATCGGTTACGTGCCCATAGCCACCAACATGCAGGTGTTGGAAGGCAAATTTGGGCGAATCCGGAAACGGATGCGTGAAGGGTTGAATCAGTACTATCGTGAGGGTGTTGAACGTAAGCAATCTAGATTGACCGAGATGCAAAAGCTTGAGTTTTATGAGGTGGATAAATTAGCGGGAAAAGAGGATAGGGGCATCCAGTATCGTACTGTTGTGTATAATGCTGCCTTGTCTCGTCATCTCCGCAATATTGAACACCGCCTCATGAGCTGCGTTGGCAGGAATAAGTCAGGTTTGCCCTTTATGGCTAAGGGTAGATCGCTTGATGAGCGAGCTGTGCTATTACTTAGAATGGCGGATGGTTACACGAACCCTGTGTTTGTTAACTTAGACCATGCTAGGTTTGATGCACACATGCACTACAAACTTATTGTTGCTGAACACTCAGTCTATAAACGATGTCGCAATTGGCATCCTGAACTGGTTAAGCTGCTTAATTGGCAGCTAACAGCCACTGGGATTAGCAAAGGCGGTGTGAAATATATGACACGAGGTAAACGCGGAAGCGGGGATGTTAATACTGGCCTTGGCAATAGTGAAGTCAACGCAGGGTTCATCTTTAGCTGGCTCGAGGCCTCAGGTGTGCGGGGAGATGTGCTTTTAGATGGTGATGATGCTGTTATCATAGTTGAGAAATCGGACTATGATAAGTTATTACCTATTGAAGAGTACATGCTCAAGCTCGGCATGGAAACTGTAGTCGAACGGGTTGACGATATTAGTGAGGTTGAATTTTGCCAGGCGCGTGTGGTGCTTGGAAAGTTTGGGCCTTATTTTTGTGGCAATCCTCTCAAATTTTTGGAGACCATGACCATGACCGCGGAGACCAGGGGAGCTGAAAGTGCTTTCCAGGTTTTCAGGTCTAGTGTCGTGGGTTTGGCAACTCAGAATCCAAGCTGCCCAATGCTTAAACCGTTTCTCAAGTGGTGTGAGGCAAACCCAGGGTTTGCCGTCATGCCGCAAAGTATGCGGTATCGAATGCGGACCTACAAGATGGGGCCCGTTGCTGTTGTTCCGTTGTGGGAAGAGCCCACTATGGAACAGAGGCTATCATTTGGTAAAGCGTGGGGGATTAGTCCAGCGGAGCAAATCGCATTTGAGGATAGTGCAACCGTTGATGCCATTTTACGACGAGTTCGGGAAAGCAAGGTTAGGGTAAAGCCCGAATCTGCAACCGAAGGCTTGTTGTTTGATGACGGGTGGGTTGATCAAGGATATGTAGAAGATAGTTTGGATCTCCTTTGGGGAAACCAAACTGTTGAGTTCAGGGAGTATTGGAAAAAACAAATAGCTTGAGTGGCTAGCCTCCTTCCAAACTCTTGTCACCCTCGCGATCAGCGGGGC